GAAAGATTCTTGTTTAAATATAATTCTATTCGCAACTGGATTTGGTAGAGGACTCATAGTTCTTATGGAATGACGGATGAGAAGGTATTCATTAATGTGGTAACTCTTGTATCTAGTTTTGTGAGGTCTAATGATTCTCCTATGGAGTAAAAAGTCATGTTATCTATTAATCCACCAAGACCCAATCCACTTTGACCAATAATGACATTACCTCCAAAATAAAAATTGGAAATAGAAGTAACACTAGTTGTTCCTCCAGATGTTCTTAATGATAAAGTATTTCCATTTCTATTACTACCAACAAAATTAGAAGTAGTAGTAGATCTACTTACACCAGCATTACCGCCGCCATTATTAAGATCTGCAGTATATACCCCATTAATAAATTTATACATCCAACTAAATGCATCATTACTCATAAACACTTGACTATTACTAAAAAAGTTTCCAGCAACAACTCGATGAGCACTTAGTCGTGGATCAGCATTATTTGCTCTATTACTATTCAAATACTTCGTACCTCCGTTCCCCTTTAACCCAGTCTTTCTATTATAATCGGGACTCACAAAATTATTATTAGTAGGAGCAACACCAACCAAAGGAACCAAAGCACCTTGAAGAGTTCTAGCTCCAGCAAGAATACAGGATGCCTTAATTGCTTCCCAGATATTATCATTCTTACAACCACGCACAAACTCATTTACAGCATTCGCAACACCAAACTCAATTAGTTCTCCGTCTGCTGCTTCTACTGCGTCAATATAAGTTTTAACTTCTGGTTCACTAATACCCGTGAATCTATCTTTAACTATGAGCATTATAAGAATTGTTTTAAGTATTTATTTAATATCAACATCTTCTACAATTTCTTCTGGTGGTGGAAGAAGACCTTGAAACTCTTCTGCTGTGATTACTGATACTTCGGCAAATAGATCTTGTGGAAGCAAAGCAAATCCATCAGCATAAAGTCCTCCAAGTGATGCTTCACGAAGAATATCAGCACATAATGCCCAGTTTCCATTTGTAAGTTGAACTGGGGCAACTTGATGTTGTGATGGATGTTGTTCTTGAATACTCATGAGAGTTTCATAAACTTCTGTGCTGAAAGTCAACCAGTAGTTTTTTGCCTCAGCATCAGTGAGAGTTGTGATTGTGTTTAAAAGTTCTTTGAAAGTCATAGTTTTTAATTTTTTACATTATTGGATATCTTATGATTACGATGCCAGAACCACCAGGTCTTCCAGGATTTCCAAGGAATGCTGAGGCATGACCACCATTTCCCAAATTTGAGAGTGTTGTTGGATGTGTTACACCATAAGTTGCTATATTTCCATTACCACCTGTAGAATAAGTAATACTTGTTCCTGTTATATCATAAACTTCACCTAAACCACCAGACCCCCATCTTTGTCCAGTTGTCGTTGCATTTGATCCAACTCCACCGGCACCACCACCACCGCCACCCGCATATGCTTGAGGATTTGCAGAAGCAACTCCCTTACCACCATTATTTCCTTGTCCTACGGTCCCAGATCCAGGAGAATTTACCGCACTCAACCCAGCACCACCACCAGAACCCCCATCTCCTCCAGCACCAGTTGTGGCATTACCATACTGACCAGCTCCTCCTCTTCCTCCACCAGTTGCGGTTGCTATTCCACTAATAGATGAATTCCCACCATTACCTGCAATGTATCCATTTCCGGCACTTGGTGCGGCACCACCATCACCTACAGTTACAGTATAAGATGAAGCAGAAATTACACTGAGATCATATAAAAGTCCTCCAGCACCACCTCCACCACCACCTTCTAATCCTCCACCTCCGCCACCAGCAACCACAAGATATTCAATACTGTTCGCACTGTTTCCTGGTGAAAATGGATGCAATCCAGTACCTAATGAACTTACAGTAAAAGTTGATGTTCCACTTGTAAATTCGTGAACTCTATATGATGCACCATCAATTGTAATATCGTAAACAGTTCCTCCAGTAGCAGTGATTGGACTGAAAGATTCTTGTTTAAATATAATTCTATTCGCAACTGGATTTGGTAGAGGACTCATAGTTCTTATGGAATGACGGATGAGAAGGTATTCATTAATGTGGTAACTCTTGTATCTAGTTTTGTG